ATGTTGTTAATCTTAGGAGGACATTTTAAAGTAGCTAAAACCGGACATTACTAAATTGCTCCAACATCTTAAGTGCGCATTATATCTGCTTATGTTTAATGCAGTTGCATATTCATTATTTATAGAATGTCCCGCTTTTGAGGGACAATTCAATGAAGTATCACGAAATGACAAAAAACTATATTTTTCGTGAGTTTGAATGTGGTTTATCCGTCGAACAAGCTGCTGAACTTTGTTTAAAAAGTGTGAGAACAATCAAAGAATGGGATAAGGGAAAAACCATACCACCGGAGTGTAAAAGGCTAATGAGAATGACTAAGGGCAGGGAACTAAGTTCATCAGACCAGTGGGAACACTTCAAGATGCATCATGACAGGTTGGAACTCCCAACAGGGCAGCTTGTCACCGCTCAACAAGTTTTAACAGGAATTGCTTTGTTAGAGATTGGGGCGTTGACGGACTTAGAGGCGGCCGGGCAAGTTTTGAAGTATGCAAGAGCACTAAAGGAAATGATGTAAAAAAGGCTCCGAAAGGAGCCTTAGATATCTAAAGAGCTTGGTAAATCAAAATGCCCCACTTGAAAAAGCACTAGCAAAGCAGCTCCGCAAAAGAACAAAGGAAAAAGGAAAGACTGAAACCAAACATAGAAAAATCCATATTTAGATAGAGCATTGAATTTCTGACCGACGCTTTCGAGTCTCTCGCAATATAGACTGACATTTAACTTGAAGTTTTTGTACTCCTTCAACAAGTCTTCATCCAGATCGTCAAATTTGTTTAAGGCCACTTTGTCTTTTTCAAGATCAGCTAACATATGTAGTAACCTTGAACCACCATCTAGATATTCTCTATTTAACTCTGTTCCAAAAGCTACGCGGATATCACTGTCTGAAAGCCAGAGCCTAAATGCTGCCAAATCTCCTAACCAATTGACGGTTAGTGCGTAACAAAAATAAAGCATGAGAATTACAGCTGTTAAATCAAATAGGTTCGAAGGAAGATTTATACCAAACAAACTGAATTGACTCAGATCTACATCATATAATTTAACAACGATAGACATAAAAGATACGACCAAAAGACGTCTTCCGTTCTTTTCCGTTAAATCACTTATAATATCGTTTCCACTTAACTTAGGCACATTGGTTGTCTTACGATAGTCAATTAAAAATCTTATTTAAGTCTACATCATAGCCAGCGGCTTTCATCTCTTTTGCAATATCCAATTGCCAATCCAAATCGCTAACATAGACCATTCCACTAATATCATTAGGCAGTTCAATTGGATTCTCGACTAGTGGAACAACATTATTTCTACCCAATTTACCCATTAAGTAACCATGTTCAAACACCACATTTTGACGTGCTCGAGCTTTTAACATCCCGCTGTCAGCTTCACTTTTTATGGTGCCTACGTCATCCGGTGTGTATAAAACAATCCCAAAGGCCACCTCGTTAACAAACTTTTCGATCTTTTCAATTATCGTCATTCCACGACTCACTTGCTCATGAAGAATAATAGCTTCAAAACCTAATTTCTCTATGAAACGAGCAGTCCGGACTTTCGTTTCTCCATCATGTCCGTGAACAATGAATACTTTATTCTTTGGTTTTTCGACTGAAGGCACACTTGTTTCTTGTGGCAAAGATTCTAGAACTTGCTCTTCTGGTAGGTCGTATTCATCATTCCTAATATCAAGGATTAAAGAGTCCAGATAAGCATCCATGTTTTCTCCATCAATTTGCCAGAACCACTGCGCGTCAGATTGATGCCTTCTGATCGGATAAACATAATGATTTAACTTACTATTAAGGGTCGAACTCTCACCGGGTAAGTGTTCGTCTAGAAAATTTGATAGCTTTCTTTTCCAAGTAGAGAATCTCTCGTTGCCATAGCGTTCACCACGATTTTGATAAGATAATAAGACTTCCTCGTGAAGGCGACTACGAAACGAGGACAAACCTTCAAGAATGTTTTCTTTATTCACCTTTGACTCCTTACATAAAGGCAGCGGGGTAGATTTGAGCACCCGCTTAGTAGTTTTCTTTCATAATTAATGCATAACAGATCAGCGTTCTATAGTAATAAATACCAGTAATTTCATCAATCTAAACTAATTGCACATTAAATGAAAACTTGTCGTTTAGACTAGATTTGAGCTTTCAAATATGAAAGATGGTGGAATTTACCCCCGTAATACAGATACGGGGGTTTTGACCTCCCGCCGCACGTCGCGCAATCGTCCTAGCCCGTCCTCACTTGCTCCGCGCTCTAGTCGGCAGTCAAACCAAATCATTAGAAAGAGAAAAGCCTTGCTCGACACTCGCAAAGCTTTGGTGCTGATAGTCTTGATGTGTTCCTGTAGGTTTACGCGCCTTTGGTGTGGTTAGTCTCTGCGAGGCTGATTCTTGCAGGACGAGGGGCGGCTCTACATATTTTGGCTTGGGCAGTTAGGGACACTCGCCAGTCTAAGCAAGTGCCCAAGATCGCCAGTAGTGGGTGGCTCGGTGCTTCGTCGTCGCTCCGCAACTCCTTATCCCTACGGGGTTAAGTCTCATCACCTCCAAACAAACCACCAACTGGTTTTAGTTCTATGTCTTGCTCTTGGCGCTGCGCATATTGTTCGTAAGGTGAGCACGTCACATAGAAATTGGACTCTCCGCGAGACAGCTGGACGAGGCAATCGTCCAGATACTCCATTTGTATGCCGAGCTTGTGAAGAAAACCGTCATCGAGGTAGGTCACACCACGCGGCGTGACTACCTCAAAATGGACGCTGACGTGTATCGAACTTGGCTTGTGCCAACGTTCAACGGCTGACACATAGATACTTTCTGAGTTGGCCAGTGGAAACCATGCCGGAACCGTTCCTATGTCATGATAAGCCCCATTCCCGCAACCAGTACCCGTACAGCCAGAACGACCAGAACCCACGACAGAATTATCCGAAGAAGTTTGCCCAGGGCTCGATTTACTTTGCGAAGACGAAACAGAACTTTGCTGCGAAGTTTGATGAGGCTGCGTTCCTTGCGAAGCTGCCGTCTCAGGATCAGAAAAAAGACCAATAAGCGCATAAATGACATACCCAAATGAAAGCACCATCAGTGCCATAGCTGCTAAGAATTTAGGATTCAGAAAGATGTTCTTCCCAAGTCCCGCTTTAGTGATTTGCCCCGTAACGGTGGAGGCATAGAGTAGGTGAACATCAAGCGGGACTTTGAGGTTGTACACCACATCGTCTTTGCTTGGTTTGGTGACCGTTCTTGTTGGGTCATGTTCTAGGATTCGAGGTTTACGGTTGGAAAAGAAGATCCCATCCTTCCCTTTGTGCTGTTTGGCCAACTCAGCCACGCCTTTTAACTCTTTAGGGATTTGAGCAAAGTCGGGCGTGAGCAAGACAATATCCCAGTTGTAGTGCCGGTGCTCCATAAAAGCATTGTTGAAGTTTTCCGGATAGATGATGCGGCCTTGCTCGTCAAAACGAGTGCGTTGGCAGTCGTCTATCTCGCCATTGTCCAAACTGGATGTATCTACAGTCAGCCAACGAGACTGAAACAACTCAGAGAATCCTTCGGGTAGATGCGGCTCAAAGTCAGTAAAAGGGCGCTTGTGTATGTTCGCCATTTTAAAGCCTGCATTAGTGGAGTAGATTTGCTGACACTCATCAATGAGGATGAACGCCCCAATTGGCGCCCAACAGAAGAAGTATTTCCATAGCTCAAAGCCTTCAGGGTTGCGCGAACTGATGCGGATAAGACGAGCACTATCTGGAAACTTCTCACCCAGTCTTTGCTCGATGACTTCTAAGGGCTGCATGCCATGAATGTTAGTAATACAGATGCGACCCTCACGCAGTGCAGGCAATAAGTCGAACCATACTGCACATGCTGATTTGTAAGAGCCGCCGTGACCATATCGAAAGGAAGTTGCCATTGGATCACCAGTTAAAGAAACGCATAACTAAAGAAGTGGCGAACGCATCGAAGATGATGCGCAGGCCAGAAGTAACGCCGTACTCGGTCAGGATGTAACGAACGTCAGAAGGCAGGGCGTTGAAGCGGTCTTCAACCAAGGTATAAACGCCATATTCTTCGAGTAGCAGCTGCGCTATCTTGAGCGCCATTTGTATCGATGCAATCTTGATATCGAGCCAAACCGAGATAAGCCACATTCCGCCGTATTCAAACGCATTCTTTATCCAAGCAATTGCCACGTCGAAGAAGTCGAGAAAGGTCTGCCCAATGTTGGCGATGAACTCTAATGCAGAGTAGATGTACTCCATGTTATTTACTCCTATTACCAAACAGCACCCAAAGAGCAATCAAGGCACAAATGAACAAGACGACCGGACGAACGTAACCGGACACGGAGTCGAAACGTTGCAGGCCAGACTCAACCGTCGCACCTTTAATCGAAAACGATTTGTCACTTAATGTGCCGTTATTGAAGTTGGTGCCGATGCTCACCAGTCCTTTGATGTCATCCACGTAGTCTTGAATAGAATCGGCTTTGCCATCGATAACGGTTTGCAGGTTGGCGAAGTCCTCAGCCGTGAAGATTTCTCCAGTGATTGCGGTGCCTGTTGGTGTGCCAAAGTCGGAGCCAGTCAGTAAGCCCTCGATAGAATCCAAGTTGTTGCCCAGTTCACCAAGGGAATCACCCAAGCCTTGTAAATCCGTTCGAACGCCAATGGTGGCGTTAGTGTTGTTATTGACTGCTGTGGTAATGTCGCCGTTGGCCTGTTGGATAAGAGACTTGGTGTTCTCATATATTTTGTTGTCATTGATTTGCTGCTCTTGAATGGCTTGCGTGTTATCAACGAGCGAACCTTTTACCTCAATAACAGCATTGGCTATTTGAGTTTGTGATTCGTTAAGGTCAACGTTGAGGTCATGAATGCCTTTGTTGATGTCTTCATTCAAACCTCGAATGGCAGAAACAACTGCCGTGTCTGTCGATTCATCTGTGTCAGGTTCTTCAACATCTAGCTCAGGGTCAACGTCGTTAGGGTCAAACGTGTTGGTCGAGTCATCGGGTAGGACACTTGGATCTTCAATCTCGCCCGTTGGATCATCTGGCTCATGAGTTGGGTCTTCGGGTTCTTCCGGTGGGATAATCGGTTCATCAGGGCCTTTGTCACCCCAGAACAAAGTGCCGCCGTCACACTGTCGGCCAGTGTAAGCAAAGTTCAGCGAGCATTGAGAATCCGGCGTGTATTGTCCATCAGGGACGCCAGTACAAATGATGGTGGATTCGTTCTTGGTCATTTCGCATCGAGTCGCACCGTAATCACCATAACAAGCACCTGTTACTAATTCGCCATAAACAGCCGGATGCCAATGGAGTTTAACGGTATCGCCAATGGACTGTTTGAACTGGCAAGCGTCCATACAAGTCCCATCGGGATTGGAGCCAAATTCACAGTTCGATTCGCACATGTTTTCTCGGTTAAGTTCGGTGCCAGCAGGACACTGAAACCCATACCAACCATTAAACCTAACCGTTTGACCGGGATAATCTCCGCCTGAAACATTACAAACGGAACCGCCACCATACTTGTTCACTTGTAAAAAGCACGTCGTGGTTTTGTAGTTCTGATAAGGAACGCTGCGATTCTCAAGACAAGAAAGCACGCTAGCAATGTTGTAGCTTTTCCCGTTCTCAGCACAATCAAAAATACCACCTACATCCCTTGCAGTACCCGTTGTGGGAAATTGAGTAGCAGAAGCTTGGCTATAAAAAGACAGAAAGATTAACGGAAGAAAAAGCAGTAGTTTTTTCATAAAGAAGCCAATAAAAAAGGGAGCCGAAGCCCCCTTGATTAACTGATTAGTGAGTATTGATGCCACTCACAAAGCCGTGGAGAAATGCCCCCGCAAAGGCAACACCTAGAATGATAGCGAGAACATCTCCAAGTAAATTACCAGATAAAGGAGGCATGGAGGTGAACCGTTAGCGACGCAAGAAGCCAACAACCATAGTCACACCAAAGCCCAGTGCAGCCATACCAATCAGACCCGCAACAACCAGTGATACATTGCTTTGACCGCCAGAGACAGCGGCGTTGATAGCGCCCGTAATATCTGGTGTTTCAGCAAAAGCCGGAGAAACGGAAGCAAGCATAAGTGCAGAGCCTACGGCTGTTTTTTTGTTTACGACTGCGTGTTTTACGTTATTTACAACAAGTTCTAGTTTTTTCATAAGATTTACCTTTTACTCATAAGGCGAACAACACGACCCACCCAATGACCAACGACCATGTTGATCAAGAGCACGCCACTGACATATAGGAACAAGTCACCGTTGAACAGGACTGGATCCTTATATTCTTGATACTCCACCGCCGAAATCAGCACGTAGTCTTGGCAATTGTCGACGTGAGTTTTCGTCGCTTTTAAATTGCCGTACTGGTTAACAACGGTGACGCATACAGACATTTTTCTAACCTTGAACGGATTTCATTGAAGCTTCGAAGTGCTTCTTAATTTCTGGGTCGACAGGGATAAGCGCTGTCACGATGGCACCCGCCAATGGATCTTCTGGATTGATTTCAAGTTGCAACTGGTACTCACGACGAGGAACCAGAGCACCAGTGCGTTCAAGAAGCAGGGCGTAACTGTGTTCAATCATCAACGGTTGATCCCATTGCGGGTTTACGTCACCAGATTCACCGATGGTGCGACGCTTGAATTTCTCCGAGTTAATTTCGCGTAGTGGACGCGAGATATTCAGTTGAGCACTGTCACCTCGTGCCGAGTTCCAAGTGATGTCCATGCCAAGAACAAAAACAGATTTAGCCATTTGTTAAGTCTCCAATATGTGAGTCACCAACTTGCCGTAGGTATCGGGGAAGGTGAATTTTGTTCCATCACGGACGAGTGAGCCGACAACGGTTTCAATGTCGCCCTCATGGAATTCGATTAAAGAGTTGAGGATTTTCCCGTACTGGCGACGCATCCAGTGAGCCGAGGCCAACAGGTCTAACGCCGCGCGTTTAGTCGGGACAGGTTTTGTATTGAATTTCTTTGCAGTAGAAATCGACGCTGCGAAATCGTTGATGGCCGCGAACGCGCCAGCTGGGTTAAGCAGAACATCGATGTTCCATTTTTTCAGTTCGACTTCTGAGCGATACCAAACCAAACCCGTGTTCGCGAGTTTCTGCTCAAGCGCCTTGTTGTAGATACGCCAGTAAATACGAGAAGTACGAGAGCCAATGGAATATTGCTCTTTGGTGTAATCAGGACGGCCGTCGCGAAAACCCGCAATCGTATGGTCAACATGCAGAACCGGATTACGACCACGTTCAGCCGTTCGAAATGCATTGTCGTTCCAAGCGGTACGCGCATATTCACAATCAAAAATACCGTCGTAATCATCATAAGCGAGGTCAACACGCGCCAGAGTTTGAACGCCAAGCACGTTAGTCAGCCAATCATGCAGTGACCAAGGTTGACGACGAGCAAAGACATGTTTGCAACCCGTACCATTAATCTGAAAATGCACCGTGTCATTGTTGCCGCCAATACCAACAAAGCCGCAGAAGTCTTCACCGTCTGGCGAGGTCAGTTTCATTGACTCGGTATAGAACTGGAAACCCAAACCACGAGGTGCAGAAAGCGACAGACCAAGGACTTGATTGGTGAAGATTCGCAAACAATCTTCCAAATAGTTGCGGTAACAGATATCAAAGGCGCTGTTGTACGCTTCGATCTCTTCAGCCGTCTTCGCAAGGGTCGGATTAAACTCAGGTGGAGCAGGGAACTTAGGTGCCTTACAGTTACGCTGTAACAGAGATTTAGGCGCTAAACCTTTGTATTCCTGATGCTTATGCAGGCGTTGAATTGCGTTATGACAATGACGTAAGTCTTTGACTGCAAATGTAAAACATAGGTAGTCGATATGAACCGATTGCTCATCAAACTTCTTAAGGATGTTAGTTGCAGTAGTCATCGAACACCCCCAAATCAACGCGTTCTTGGTAAGTCGTATTGGTGATGGACACCAATTCATAAGACACAAATTGAGACGAAGCCCAAGACTCAAGATGAGACATCGACTTAAGCAAATCCCATTCATCACAGCCTTTGACCAACACGGAAACCGTGTAATCAGGCAGCAAGTCGAAATAGATGATTTGAGCTTCGTTCATGGATTAAGCCTCTAAACTAGGCTTGGTGACGCTGTCACAGTTTTGATTATTTTGGTTTTCAATCTGTGAGTTAACGGCGTGAATCAATCGGCGAGTCATTTCACAATCGGCCAAAGCTCGATGCGCCGTTAAGTCAGATACATCAACACTTTGTTGAGCGCAGGCGTTGGAAAGCGATTGCCACTTGTAATCTTCATGGTGCTCATTCCAAACACCGAAGAACTCGGCGTACCAAAGCATCGCACACTGAGGAACACAGAATTTGAAAAACAAATCGTGAACGGATTGGACGTAAGCAGCGTTACAGTGCTTATCCAAAGATTGGATGATTAAGCGCGTATCAAAATCTGAGTTGTAGATGATGATTGGACGACCGTTAAGAAGCGGAAGAAAGTGATTTGAAAAGACTAAATGAAAGTCGGGCGCGTCTTGAACGTCTTCATTGGTGATGCCATGAATAGCTGTTGCGTCAGCAGGAATAGAACAAGTCGGTTTAACCAGTTCGTTCACGATAACTTTGCCAGAATCAGCACAGATAGCAGTGAACTCAACAATTTCTGCGTCAGAGCCTAAGCCAGTAGTTTCTGTATCGATGATGATCGCATTTTCAGTAGACAGTTTTTTCATAGCAACACCTTGACTGTTTAGAGTGACCACCAAGGCCAGACGAGAGCGTCAAGGGCAAGCGCCCGAACCAAGGTAGTCAAATTCGATTTATCGGAACTATAAATTCGAAAAATCGAATCTACAAGATGCGAAAAATCGAACTTATAAAGCTAGAATGGAAGAAATAAGGAGGTGCTCATGTACGCCAATGAACTATTAGATGCCTACAAAAAGGCTCAAAACTACTTACAAGACAAGCAGATTGCACACGATTTGAATCTACAACCAAACAAAATCAGCAAAATGCGCAAAGGGATTCGCTATGTGTCTGATGAAGAAGCAGTTTTCTTGGCACAAGGTGCAGGAATTGACCCTGAGATTGCATTGCTAGGTTGTCACGCTGATCGCAACGAGAACCCAGCGATTCGTGGTATGTGGGAAAACATTGCAAAAAAGTATAACGGGCTTGGATTAACAGGAATTTCAATGGCTTGTGGTGGTTTGGCTATGGTGATTTCGAGTCCGTCAGAATCATTATTACAGTGCGCATTATATGTGTTATGTTAAATAGTCTGGGTTTCTAGTTAGCTTCATAAGCGGGTCACTTTCAATAACTTGGCCTGAGTTGACCTGCTTGTCATAATTCCGTGCTGGGCTTAAGATAACTTCATAACTTTAAATTGTGAGGTTTTTGTTAGGTTCATGACTTACTCAACTTTGGAAATTTCAAGGAATAAACAACAAGCCTATATCTTAGTGGACGATGAGACCACCCTACCGTCTCTGTTCGTCACAATTTATGGTTTGAAAAAACTGAGCCGGAAACGACTGAGCACTCAGAGGAACATCCATCGTTCTCTGAAGTTCTTTTATGTCTATTACTTCAAGAAATACAAGCGAACCTTCGATAACGATTTCTACGAAACTGGATACAATATTTCGCCGTTCATCAACGAGCTTGATAGTTTCTTCCACTACCTGCTCGGTCAGCAACACCTTAATGATGAGGAAAACATCTTGGGGTTAGGGTTTATGCAGTTAGCCATTTCCAAGGCTAATAAAATAACCTATGGCGGGCATATCAGACACATCGGTGGTTTCTTTCGATACCTCAATTTCCGATACATGAATGTGTCATACCAAGACATGTCACCAATGGACGCACACGAAGTTTTCAAGGCAAATAACAGTAGCCTTGATGACACGATAAAGAGCTTCAAAAAGATAGAGGTGTCTCAGAACGAACCTTCACACAGATACAAAAGTATCACTGAGAAGCAGAGTATTGAGCTGATGAACATGTTGATCCCCTCCACTCCTGCTTTCATTGATGTTGATACTAAACAACTAGTTGATGCAGTAATTAACCTTGTCAATCCATTTGAAGAAGGTTTTCAGCAATATCGTAACTATCTCATACATAGATTTATGTACAACTATGGCTTGCGTGTCGGTGAGGTGC